ATTGAGACGACTGCCCACTTACTGCCTAACAATTCATACCCTGCCATAGCATCACACTCACCTTCCACTATGGTTAAGTATTTTCCTCCCTCTTTAAATAAGTTCTCTCCAAATAATCCTGTTCCTTGTAAAGACCCATTAAAAGAAAAACGTTTATCTTTTACATACCTAGTCTTCGTAGCACACCTTTCATTGTTTATGAAAAAAGGATAGATGTGTTGAGCTAATCGACCACTAGAGTCATATACAACTTTTACACCGTACTTTTGAGCAGTCTC